GAACCGATAGAGTCCGACCGCGACGGTGACGTCGCTCTTGTCGAGTTCCTTGTCGTGGCGGTCGTCGTCATCCTCGTCATCGTCATTGCCGCCCGGATTGAGCAGGCCCTCGATGTCGGCAGGCTCGAAGCCCGCGAGGATCGTATCGAAGTCGATGGCCTTCCACTCGCTGGCGATTTTTTCGAGTTCGTTGAGATCGACCGTGGAAAGTTCGGCCAGGCGATTGTCTGCCACCAGCACGGCGAGTTCATCGTTCTCGCTGGCAAAATCCTGATAGTCCACGGGCACGACTTCCACGCCGAGGTGCTTGGCGGCCATCAGGCGACCATGACCGGAAACGATCAGGCCGGTGAGATTGGAAACCGTGATCGTCTGCCGCCATCCGAAATAGCGGATGTTTTTGGCGAGCAGTTCGATCTGCCGCTGCGGGTGCGTGTTAGGGTTGCGCGGATTGGGTTTCAGTTCTCCGACCGGCACGAGCTTGTCGAAGCTGCACCAGACTTCGATGCCATTGGCGAGTGTGCGAGCTTTGGGAGAATCATCCGTCATCGTCGCTTTGGATGGTGTCAACGGCATGGGTGACTTGCGCGAGCAGGGGGAGGATCGCCTTCCACGCATCAGGCGGGCACCATCCGAGGGCAAACCATTCGCGGCTGCCGGCCACGTCGCGCCATTCCACGGTGACCGGTGTTTCCCGCCGCATGTCCGGCGAGCGGTGTCGGAAGACGGCGCGGGCGAGGCGACCGCTGCGGTCGAAGGTGATCTGATGGATTCTCGCTTTCATGACAGCCCCTCCGCATCCAGCCAGGATTCCAGATCGGCGAGCGCGGCCCGCACACATCCGCCGCTGCCCACCGCGATTCGCAATGACGTCTGTTCATCGACCGGCCAGTGACGGCGGAGCATCGCGGCGATTTCCTCGGTGGACGGTGCCGCGAGCTTGATCGACTGGAAGCGCGTCTGGAACCGCTCGGTGAGCAGGTCGAGTTGCAGGTTGCTGGTGCCGATCACGGCGCGACCCGGTGGCAGGCGGTCGAGATAGCTCAGGAGCAGGTCCTGTGCATCCCGCGTGCAGCGGTCCATTTCGTTGATGATCTTCACCGAATAGACGCCGAACAGCGAGCAGACACCGAGCGTGCCCATCCACTGCTTCACGGTTTCGACGGTGACGAGCTTGCCGTTGAACTCCTCGATGGCGAAGCGCGTGCCGGACAACGCGTCGGCCACCATGTCGGCGATGCTGGTTTTCCCGACACCGGGCGGGCCGTAGAGCAGGATTTTTACCGGGACGGCGGGATCATCGTGAAGCTTGCGCGCCTTGGCGACGAGTCGGCGGGCGACGGTGGCGGCGGGGCCGCAGAGGTCATCGGGTCCGGTAGGTCGCCACGCCAGCGGAGAGCTTGCGAGGCACGGTGTAGGGTTCGGCAGAATCTTGAAGAGTTGTGACATGGGGATCTTGGTTGGAATTGGTGATGGCCCTGGCGACGGCCTCCGCGCCCTTGCGGTAGAGGGTGACTGCGAGCAGTTCGCCATCGACGCTCACCGACCAGTAGCGCGTGAGGTAGCCGTCGGGTTTTCGATATTTTTCGACCGCGACCTTCATCAGAAGTTGTAGTCGTGGAAGTGGCGGCGGCCGGGGATGACCGGCTTGCCGTTGGTGGTGCGGAACCAACCATCCTTGCGGAGGCTGGCACGGTGAGTCGCCCCAGCAGGATCTGGCGAGTATTGGTAGGACTGCGTGGCGTTGTTCACGCAATGCCCGCCAAACCCACCGGCGACGAACTCAGGCTTCCAGCCGTCAAGAACGGCGGTGTCCTCCCTCATCCAGATCGTCTTCCCGCTCGGGCTGATGCGGATGATCGTGCAGGCGGTGCGGTCGCTGTAGTGGCAGACGCTCGCGCCTCCGCCGACTGCCGGTATCCATTCGGGTGCGCTCATTTGCCCCAGCCCTCCCTCCGACTACGGGTCTTGATCGAATTGGGGGACAGTCCGAAATGCTCAGCGGTTTGTTTCACGCTGCGGCATTCGAGCCAGTATGCTTTCACCTGCGACCAGTGGTCGTCGCCGTGGCCGGGATTGCCGACCTTCTTGGCGGGCTTGGATGCCTTCGCCTTGGGTGGCGTAGCCTTCGCCGGTGTTGGTTGCGACTCAGCCGCGTCGGCGAACGCATCGTAGCGTCCCGGGCTGGCCTCGTTCGCCGGTCGGGTGAGCGGCACGACGTTCGCGGCCTGCGCGACATTTCTGCCGTCGCCGCCGGCGAGAATTTCCGCAACGATCTCGCGGATCAGTGGCACCGGGATTTCGGTGATGGTGAAGACCAGTCCGTTGAGGGTCTTGCGCCCGATGGTTTGCTTGAGGAACTTCAATGCCTCGCCTCGGGTGCGGCCCTGGTAGCGGCCTTCGAATACGTTGGTTTCCTTGTCGTCGCAGACGATCCAATACAGTTTGTTCATGGTGGTGTTTGGTTATGGTTTGGGGTTGGTGACGTTGCCGTCGGTGTCGATCCGGACGCTGAACGCCAGCAGCCCGGTTTTGGTTTGCTTGGCGAAATCAGCGCAGAACTCGCGGGCATGGATGCCGGCCATCGGATCGACCGGCAGGATGCGCCGGGCGGTGAAGCCGTTTTTCTCAAGTCCGCGAATGCTTTGCTGCATCGCCTTGGTCAGGTAGTTGTTAGGGAGTGATGCTTTTGTCATAGCATCCCTCATCTGCCCGTCTGATCGGGCACGTCCATGTCTTTTTTCGTCTTTCTGTTGCCGGGTTTTCATGATGCTTGATTCGGTTGTGGATTGGCTTTCGGTCCGATCCAGCGCAGCAGATGGGATGGCTCCCTCTCAACGAGTCCGGCGTCGATCAGGAGGTCGATGACCTGCCCGTATTGGCGGAGATCCATGATGCCCATGAGGCGGGCGTAGAGGTGGCCGCTCGGGATTTCACCGAGTTCACGGATGGATTCGGCGATGGCATGGGCGACCCGGACGGCCGCGAGAGCTTCGGATGTCTTGCTCATGACTGGCCTCCGGTGAGTGGACGATTGATCTGGATGGTGCGGCCCTTGGTTTCTCCGGCGACATAACTGCCGGAATGGAGGTGGCGGCGGCGTTGCGAACGGGTGCGGAGTTTGCCGTATGCCTCCTCGACATAGCGGGTGATCGCTGCCTCCTGATCCACGACTACCAGTCCGTATGCCTGGCGCTGGTCGGCGGCATAGGATTGCTCGGCCCGTTGCTTCGCCGCTTTGAGTTCGGCGTTCAGTCCGTCGCGCAGACCCCGGTAGTAGGATGCCTTGTCCGGGTTGGCGTGAGTCCGTTTGAACTCGTTCCAACAGCGGAAGAAGGTCTGCCGCAGGTAGTTGAACGCATAGATCGCGAAGTCTATGTCGGCAGCGGCACCGATGATGTCCACCGGCGTCCCACGGCCATTGGGCATCAGGATCGTCTTCACGTTGAAGTGCGCCTGCAGGATCGAGAGAATCATCAGGTCGGCCGGGTTGAGAGTCTTCGGAAGATCGACCTTGCCCATGTTGACGGTGAAGCCCGCGCCGCCGGATTCGCCGCGTTCCATGCGGAGCAGCGCCGAGTCGATGTTGTGGCGGGTCATCAATTCCTGCGCCTTGGCCAGTGCGACCTTGGCTTCGTTTTCGGTGGAGCCGCGGGAGCGGTCGGCCAACCGCAGTAGCTTGCGGATTTTATCGAGGATGTCGGATTCGGATTTCATGGATCTAAGCGGTTTGTTTGTTGGGGTCTATTCGTAGTTGCGGATGGCGATGAAGGTCGGGAAGCGAGGAACTCCATCAGGAGTCAGTTCGAAGTAGCGGACGGTGACGATGGAGCCGATGGCCGGCGGGTTTTCCCTTTCCGCGTCGGTGAACCCGGACCCGGCGCGGAACGTCGTGCCGTCCCTGAGCTGGCAGACCAGCGCCCCAAGCCGTCCCTCGTGTTTGCCTTCTCCGTCCTGGTGGCCGACCACGGTGGCCTCGTCGTCGATGAAGCGCTTGAGCTTGCGTAGGTGGCCGGATCGCTTGAATTCGTAAGGCGAGCGTGGGGAGCGGAGCATGACGCCCTCGCCCTTGCCGCTAAGGATGGAACGCTCGAATTCAAGCAGGGCGTTTTCAGACTCGCAGAGCACCTGCTCGACAATCGAGACATGGCCGGGGAGTTGCAGGGCCAGCAACGTGCGCTGGCGGTCTTCCGTCGGACCGTCAGTCTGAACATCAAAGACCAGATACTTGATAGGCGACCAGTCGGCGGTCATGGACCGAACGATGCTCACCGCGTCGTTGAACTTCCCGCGCCCGACGAACAGCTCGCCGTCCAATGGCAGGGCGGGCAGTCCCGCTTTGAACCATTCCGGGGCGTGGAAGATGTTGCCGCCACGGGAGCGGAAATGTTCGCCGTCCCAAATGGCGCGGACGCCGTCGAGTTTTTCCGACATCCACCAACCCTCCGGCCGCATGGTCTTGTCCCAATTCTTCGCCAACATCGGCGGCTTTGTTGTTAGGTTAGGAGTGTTTGCTTTCATCGTCCTTCATCTGCCAGTCCCACAACCACTGTCCATGTCTTTTTTCGTCTTTCTGTCGGAGTTATCACATATCCGATAGCCTCCGCTTTGGCACACCTCCTGAGCGTCACGACGCGTGCCAAGCCCATGTCATTCCGAGCGTTCCGAATGCCTTGCGATTGGCACGCTTCATGAGTGAAACGATGCGGATAAAATTTGTCTTTTTTCCTCTAACTCCACTTAGCCATGGACGTGAGGTGGCACCATGGCAGATATTACCCATGACAACGCCAACGATGTCCCGCCGCTTCGGAGTCGAGATTGAATTCCTCTCCACCATCACCACCGAGCAAGCCGTCACTAGCCTGAGAGCCGCAGGCATCCGGGTCGAATCCTCCTACTACACACACGACACGACACCACACTGGAAGATCGTCACCGACGGCTCCTGCGGTTTGGAACTTGTCTCACCAGTTCTCGAAGGTGAAGCCGGTCTTGAAGAAGTCAGGATCGCCGCCGCCGCACTCGAAGCCGCAGGGGCCAGGGTGGACAAGCGCTGCGGACTCCACGTCCACTTCGACGCCCGCACGATGTCGCTGAAGGCGGTGAAGAACCTCTTCAAGATGTGGCTCAAATTCGAGGATGTTCTCGATGCCTTCCAGCCGCAGTCACGCCGGGGCAACAATAACACCTACTGCCGCACGAACCTTGACCACAGCATCATCGACGCCGGGAATCACCGGGGCCAATGCTCCGAGATGTTCCGCAAGATCGACGCCTGCCGCAGCATGGAGCAAATGAAGCAGCTCTACCCCTGCCGCTATCGGAAACTGAACATCCATTCCTACTTCCGCCACCAAACGCTCGAAGTCCGTCACCACTCGGGCACCACGGACCCTGCCAAGATCACCAACTGGGTGCGACTGATGGCCCGCATGTTCGACGCCGCCGAATCCGCCGCCACCGTCCGCAACCGCCCCGAGGACAACGGAGTCGGAATGCCCCGCATGAAGTGGTTCTTCCAAGCCATCGACGCCCGCGGACTCTCCAAATTCTACACGGCACGCGCCAAAAAACTGGCCGCCTGATTTCCCACCAATGACACTGACCACCATGAACACCGAATACCACACGATCGACGGCGCGACATTCTCCGCCGCCGATGCCACCGACCTGATGACTCAACTCCGGGCCGACAGCTTCAACCCTGAGGATGATCTGCCGTCCTACTGCCGCGCCACCGCACGGGCATCCAAGATGCAGACCGGCAAACCGCACCGCCCGTGGCCGCCGAAGGCACTGGTCGAAGACATGCTCGCCTCCGGACTGATTGCCACTGGCGAGCGCCACCCGGAATGGGGAAACACCAACGACTGAACGACCATGGCCTACCGAATCATGGAACCGCGCTTCCCGCTCGGGAAAACCGTGGCGACTCCCGGAGCGATGGCGCTCGGCATCGACCTGGCATCCTACATGCACCGCCACCACTGCGGCGATTGGGGCGATCTCGACGAATGCGACAAGCAGGCGAACGAGGATGCCCTGATTCACGGCGACCGCATTCTCAGCCACTACAAGGTGGGAGGCGGCCGGCGGATCTACATCATCACAGAACACGACCGCAGCTCGACCTGCATCCTCCTGCCCGAGGAGTATTGAACGCCCCTACTTTGCCGCAGCCAGCACCCGCCTGAGACCGGCCTCGGATAGCAACGACTCGGCGTGCAACCTTCGGGCGAGTTCAATCTGCTTTGAACCAACTTCATCGTTCTTCTGCTGGTTCAGTTTGAGCGGCATAAATTCCAAATTCGCGATGACGTTGTCCAATTCCGGGGCAACTGCTCGCGGGATGATGTGATCGACCGAAACGATGTCTCCTTTGTGGGGACCGCTCCTCACGATGGGGGCTTTGCCGCGTTTCATTAGTTCGATGTCCTCTGGAGTGACCGAACCAAGGCTTTCCGCAATGCTGAGATTCTGGATTAGGGCGTCGGCAGTCAGCTTTCCTTTCCCTGTGCCCGACCATCCAATTCGAATGACGGCATCATCGGCGACCTTGGCCGGGTCCGTTCCCGCCTGCTTGGCGGCCCAGAGAATTGCCACTGCCTTCTGTATTCGGGGATTCGCTCCACGGTCGCCAAGGGTGGAGAGTTTTGCCGGATCGATCAGCGGTGCCACAAGGGCGGATTCCCGGGTGAGGGAAACACCTTCCTTACCGCAAGCTGGCAAGATGGCGCACAGAACAAGGACAATCAGATTGCGGACGATTTGCATTGTGGGGAATTTGCCGAAACATGTTACACGCCCTTTGGTGGATTTGGAACCGTTTTCAATAAGGCGCTCAGCACAGCATCGTCAGTCACTCTATCCCAATCAGACCTATACCCCTCAAGGACCCCGATAGTCCAAATGGCGGGGTCTGTTTCAACCCACGCCGATTCGCCCCAACGAAGGATCAAGGCGCGTCCGTCGCCAGGAAACAAAAGTTTCGCTCCACCTTCGGAGATGTATGCCCATGCGTTGCTGGGAGGCTTTGAATTGGGAGGGACGTTCGACATAACCAGCACTCTGACGTCAAAAGCTTAGCGAATCGGTAAGACGGCGCAAGACTTTCACCGAATTGCGTGAATGCTCTCAGTCAGGTAATTTCCACTTTGGCTGCCATGTTGGGGTGCTGATTATCCAGGCAGTTCAGACTGGCATCGTGTTGTAACGAGAAGCCTCAACAATGAAGGCACCAATCCGTTCAATCGTCCCGATCTCCAGTTGCTTTTCGGTCAGCCGGATCACCCGCCACCCTGCCAACACCGCTTCGAGATACTTCTCCGCATCCTTGGCGTAACCCGCTCCGCGGCTATGTCGGCCGCCGCCGGGTATGAATATCCCGCCTTCGATTTCAATCAGCGTGCGGCTCGCCGTATGAGCGAAGTCAGCGCGCCATTTGCGGGTGGGGTGAAAGCGAATTTCCCTTTCCAGGGGCGGGCCTTGCGCCACACTCCAGAGGAAGAGAAAGCGGGATTCGAGCTTGGAACCTGCCATTTCCCAGGCTCCCGGAGTCAACGCCCTGATTTGCTGCTGGAATGCGCTCTTCCTTTGATGTAGCTATGAACCATGAATGCTGAAGAAATTAGAATCGGGGCCGACTTTGGTTGCGGTCCTTATGGGTGGCGTAGATCGGATGCCAATAGCCTTTGGAGTAACTTTGCCTGTGTGGGTTCTGGTCTCTCCGAAGAGATTGGAACTTCACGGAAATTGGATGCTGATTTTGCCGAGTGGGTCATATCCTTCGAACGGAATTACGAGGATGCAGACTTTGATTGGTCGGCGTTCCATTTCCAGGGAATTGCCCTCTCCAAGCGACTCAAAGCTGAAGTTGGCGACCGCTTCATTATCTACTACTGCACGCCGTCTGAGGATCCGATTCGGGGACATAACTCTCCAATGCTGATCGAGTAGAAGTGCGAAAATGCAGCAAATGAGCAGTGGGAAGCAGATACCCCTACTTCCCACATTTTCGGTCGTTTGCTCCGCAGTCGAAATCGACGAAAACCATTGATTTTGCTAAGTTTTCCTCGTGCCCAGCGTCCCCGGCCGACTCTCCGTTATGTGGGAAGTGCAAAAATAATTTCTCACGTAAATTCAACGAGGGTCGGGACATCCCCGCCTCCGTCCTCCGGTTTGAATAGATTCCTTCCAGGGTTCGAATCCTTCGCGCTGTGTTTGGACCTGTCCCATCGCGGCGATCACGTCCGGCGTGAGGTCGATGGAGACGCTGCCGGGCAGTTCCACCATGAACCGCGCTCCTTCTTCGAGGAGTCGTGAGATTCGTTGGATCGGGGTGGTCATGATCGGGTGAGTGGTTGCAGGGGCGGGAGTTGAACCCGCGGAGGGCGAGGGTATGAGACTCGCCTGGGACCGTCCCTCCCTGCGGTTGGTTAGAGGGCCTGGTAGATGTCGAGGATCAGCTTGAAGTCTTCCTTGAGCGCCTGCCTGCGTTCTTCGTCCCATTCATCGACTGGTGCCTTCTCGGTTTCGCGTGCCCACCAACGGCGGATACGATTCAGCAGAGCCAGGTAGGTGATGCGTCCCTTGTCCAACGGATCGCCCTGAGTCTCTTCCTCTGTTGCGAGGCGGCCGAAGTTGATGGATTTCCTGAGACGCCGAACAGTTAAGTCATGTTGGGCGGCTACTTGAAGCCAGAATGCTTGCTCATCTGGGTTCTTGAGTTTTGCTACTGTCTCGTAGATGGAGAAATCCAAATCGTCCCGACGTCGGGACGATTCGACCTTTCGTGAGATGTAGGCATAATTTTTCAATGTCTGCCTGGACAGCCTCGTGATCTTGAGTGCGTCGTCGTATTTCTCCCGCCAGCGAGATTCACCATAGTTGATCCAGTCACCAATGACAAAGCCGATAGACATCCCGGCTCTGCCTAGTTCAGCGCCCATTTGGCTCCATTCCTCATAGCTGATTTCATCGTCGAACTGAATGCCGAGAGGAGTGATAGTGAATTTAGGGTTGTTGGCTTGGAGTGTTGCGAGTGTTGTCATTGTTTTCGGATTGGTATCGTTTGAGTTGTGAGGTTCGGTAGATTTTGCGGGCCAGCTCGGTGCGCATGGCTCGGGATGGCAGGAGGTTCAGCCTTTGGGTAATGTCAACGCAGCGCTTGCTGACGGCTGCCCGGGTGACGCCGTATCGTTTTGCGATCTCGGTCATGCTCTCGCCGTCGTAGGCACTGAGGCCGAGGGCAACCGACAAGCACTCCATGGTGAGGCGTGCGTTGCCTTCGGACAGGACATCAGCGACCAGATAGCGAAGAATGCGGGTCGCGCTTGCCATGCCGGCGTCCTTTGCAGGTTCGTCCGGTTCACCATCTACGAGTGCGGCGATGTCGGGCGTGTAGCTCGCGGCAGGAGTGTCGGCCATGTCGTGACCTGGAGCGCCGTTGCCATGACGTTGCAGGCATGGGCTATCGAGGCCGAGTTTCTGGAGATTGCGCCGTTCTGTCGGTGACATGGTGCTGACCCATTTCCGGTAGTCGCGTTCGTATTCAGCATCCCGCTTCGCCTGTTTTTGGGCATAGTCGTCGGAGTTCATGGCTGACCTCCTTTCCTGCCGTGCCACAGGTTGGTGACCGGGTTGAACTTGATCACGCCCTTGGATGCGGCTGAGTGGAAGATCCGGTCGGCGTCTTCGATGGTCGTGCCGAAGCTCTCGACCAGGTATCGAAGGACTTCGCTGTTTTCCGGGCGATAGAGGTCGGGACGATTCGGCCAATGGTCGAGGCAGGGCATGAACTCCAGCTCGGGCCAAAGGTGGGTGTATTTTGAAACCCTTGGCTTTTGAATCTTCTTCCGGGCTTTCCTTCGGAGGTTCATTTCACACCTCCTTTCGGCGACAACGGCACCCTGATTTTCGCTGTCGCTCTCTCAAGCGTAACAGCGTGCGCGAATCCTGGTTCACCAGTTCGCGCTGTTATACTACGTATAACGGTCAGATCGACAGTAAGGTGCCTTACTATCCACCGCAGCGGACTGTTAGAAATGACGGGTTCAAATGGGTTCAAGCCGATTTGCACCCGAGGTTCAAGACATGCTTGGATGACGGGTTCAAATTGCATGATTACACCCCCTCCACAGGCGAGTTGCTTTGTCGAAGATGAGCGGTGAACCCTTCTTCATGTTGGCGAGGCAGTAGAAGACCCGCTGGGCTTCCTTGAGCGTGCAGTCGCCATCAATCTCGGCGATCCGGTCAGAGATGAACGCCAGCACAGCCGACTCCTGGGGGACACGTCCATTGGCCAGTGGCGGCATGTTCTCGACCGCCTTGCCGAAGCGGTCTGCCATGCTGCCCATCTTGTAGGTCGCCTTCGCCTTCTCGCTCTTGGGATTGCCCTGGGGAGCCTTGAGTTGGGCAGGATCGGCGTTCCGGTCGGTGATGAAGATCGACTCACACCAGCGAACGACGAACGGCTTCACGGGCGGCAGGGCACGCAGCGTGAGGTCGATGACATGCGCGTCGTCTTCCTGGTGAGGCGTCATGGTCAGGATCACGTCGGGGTCACGGGCGAACACACCCGAGCCGCCGATGCGGTCGATGGACTCCTTGCCCGCCTGGTTGCCCTTGGAGAAGTGCGCGCCGAAGACGGCCGCAGCCCCGGACTTCGCCGCCAGTTGCTCGACCTCGTTCAACAGGCTGGCGATGTCGCCGGCGTCGTTTTCGTTGCGTGCGCCGAGGCCCTTGTAGATCGGGTCGATCAGGATGAGGGAATACCCGGTGTCGCGGATGCGCCCGAGGATTTTGGGGATAAGCGCGGAGAAGTCGGTGGCATGGCCGCGGAGGTTCCAGATGTCGAAGCCGGTGAAATCCGCTATCTCCTTCGCTGCCGCAATTCGGGTGATCCGGTATTGCAGCGCAAACGCAGGCAGCTCGAAGTTCAGATACAGGGCGCGGCCACGGTGCGTCGGAAATCCCCACCACGGCGAGCCGGTGGACACCGAGAGCATGAGGTCGATCAACGACCAGCTCTTGCGCGCCTTCGACGGGCCGCCCAGCACCATCTTCGCTCCTTGGTGCAGGATGCCATCGACAAGCTGCGGCGGCTCCGGTTCCGGCTGCCCCATGAAGGCATGACCCGGGAGAATCGGCGGCAGGTCGGAATTGGCATGAGCCGCTTCCCATGCCGTCCACGACTCCGCTCCAAATTCGAGCGCGAGCAATGTCTGGCGACGGACATCGCCATCGACCGTGCGCCAACCGTCCGGGCAACGCGACAGGCGCGACGGATTCCGGTTCTGCTTGTCCAGGTTGATCCCGGAAAACCAGCCCCAGATGATTTCGACGCGGCGCTTGTATTCCTTCTCATCCGGCGCATCGACCCGGATCCATGCGTGCAGGCTCTTGTTGCCAGAGTCGATCAACGCCGCAACCGGCATGCCGCTGGCGACGACAGCGTGGTATTGCTCTTCCTTGGGGATCTGCTTGCCCGCCTCGTCGCGGTCGAACTCGACCAGCACATGGCGGTATGCCGTGACATCTTCGTTCTTCGCCCCGCCCTTGGTCATCGGATTGATGCGAAGGAACAACCCGAGCTTGGTGCCGAAAGCGCGGTCGATGCCGCCCTTTGCAGCCACCTTGGATTTCCACTCGCTCGCGGTGAGCGTGACACCACGGCGCGGAACGATTTCGCCCTCCTCGTTTTCCGCCGCCGGGGAAATGGCGACGAATTCATCCGGCTGGAAGCACGCGTCGAGGAGTCTAACAAAGCCGTCGTCGATAGTGACCGGCAGCGCCATCGTGGATCGTTCGCGGTGGACCGGCGCGGGTGACGGTCGCCTGGTCGGTGCGGGCGATGAAACTTTCGGGGTCGGTGCCATGCCCGCGCCAAGCGGTTCGCGTGACGTGCGGGCATAGACCGAGCGGATGGTCGTCCGCGCTTCGGATTCGGTGAGTCCGTCGGCCAGTGCGCGGGCGAGAAGTTGACCTTCCGTTTCTTCCAGCGGGTGGCCGGCGTCGCGGAACTGACAGGTCGCATCAAAGAGTTCGGCATTGCGCATGCCCTCGCTCGCGCCGCGCTGGAGGTATTCCAGCGTGCGGCGCGGCAAGGCCATGGTTAGCCCAGGTGATCGGTATTTTGCCATGGGGGATCAGCGGTGTGCGAATTGGGTGTCGAGGAACGCTTTGGCTTCTTCGAAGGTGGCGATTTCCGGGCGTTGGTGGCCGTAGCGGCGCATCACGCGGACTTGTTTCGGCGTCGCCAGACCGAGCTTGCGACGGGTGATGAGGCGGTCGAGGATCAGCGACGCGTGCCCCTTGGTGACGATGGCCGCGGTATCCAGGCCGAACTTTTCCAGAACATCGAGCTGCTTTGCAGTGGGCGCGTCCGCCTGCCAGCGCATGGTCGGGACATAGTCGGCCAGGGCTGCCTCGTTGAGTGAGACGGCAAGCTCCAGTGGATCGAGCACGCCGCCGCGACGCGTCCGGTTGGCGCGAAGCCGCTCGGTGAGCGAACGGGTGCGATCCGCATTCACTTCCTCTCGTGCCTCTTCGAGGTCTCCCTCGGCACCGAGTTTTTCAGTGAGTGCCTTCGCGTCCGCATCGTCTTCGGCGATCAGGTTCGCTGGCCGCATCAGGCTGTGCTCTCCCGCCTGCCAGAGGAAATCGAGCACGAGCAAATGATCCTTGCCGGGCCAGATCCGCGTGCCGCGACCAATGATCTGCGAATAGAGAGCACGCACCTTGGTGGGCCGCAGGCACACGACACAATCAATCGACGGCTCGTCGTATCCTTCGGTGAGTAGCATCGCATTGGTGAGAATGCGCGTCTCGTCCCGCTTGAACCGCTCAAGCGTCGCCTGCCGCTCGGTCGTTTGACCATCGACATGCTCCGCCAACAACCCACGGTCGCGACAGATTTCGGAAAAGCGTTTCGACACTGCGATCAAGGGCAGGAACACGAGCGTCTTGCGGTGACGATGTTCCACCATCACATCCGCGATCTGTTCAAGATACGGTTCGAGCGCATGGCCGAGGTCATCGGCGCTGAAATCACCCGCAGTGGTGCGCACGCCGCGCAGGTCCATGCCTAACGGAACGGTCTTGACCTTGATCGGCGAAAGCCATCCCTGGTTGACCAGATCCAGCAACGTCACCTCACAAGCGATGTTCTCGAAGTAGCGACCGAGGTTCTTCTTGTCGCCACGGTCGGGCGTCGCGCTGACACCAAGCACCTTGGCGTGATCGTGGAAATGACCGAGCGTGTTGAGATAGCTGTCGGCCAGCGCGTGATGAGCTTCATCGACGACGACCAGGCCGAAGTGATCCCGCGGCCACCGCTCACGGCGCTTTTCACGCATGAGCGTCTGGACGGAGGCGACGACAACCGGAGCATCTAGTGACGCCCTATCTTCACCCATTTCCACCTGAGCCTCGATGCCGGTGGAGGCGCGGAGCTTGTCCACCGCCTGGGTGATGAGTTCCTCGCGGTGGGCGAGGATCAACGTGCGCTGCGGTTGGTAATCCTGCGCCAAGCGGCTGAACAAAATAGTTTTTCCGGCACCGGTCGGCAGCACGCCAAGCTGGCGGTCGAATTCCTCAAAGCCCTTGTGGATGTCCTGCCGGGCTTTCATCTGATAGGCGCGAAGGCCCATGGATTGAGTGCTCAATGGAACCTCCTTTCCGATACGATGTATTTCGCCAATTCCCAGACCGGCGGTTTTTCCGAGCATTCGAGCCCGATACATGCGTCAATTCTGAGTGCCTCGCGACCAAGCAGCATGAGTGCGTCATCTGGGCCATGAGGATGCCGGCCACATACGTGCCGGAACTCCAATCCATGGGGATCGGCGGCAGCGCGGGCAAATCGCCGCGCATGGACAAGAAGCAGGCTGTGGATGTCTTCGAGAAATTCGGATACTTCAGCCAACGTCTCTTGGTCCGTCTCAGTGAGTTCCGTCTTGCGAGCAATCTTCGCCACCCGACGTCCAAGATTTCTTGGTTTGGAATTAGAACGGTTGATTTTCATTACGGCGTGCGGGTTGGGGTTGGGCGGCGGGTTTCGCGGTGCCGACAATCCAGGCGGCCACCTTGTTGTGCTTCTTGCCGTTGTATTCCTCGACGATGAGCCGGGCGGTTCCGGTGCGGCCGATGACGTGATCGGCGGTGATTTCGACGTCCTGTTCAGGCGTGACCTCCTCGCCGGTGGCGGCGCGGAAACTGTCGATTTTCCAGAAGGCTGACGGGATGAAGACGAGGTAGTCGTAGAGGTAGTTGCCAGCGGATGTCTTGAGCTTGAGTTCGATCATGTCGTGGCCGCCTTTACTGGTGGTCTCGATTGCATTGACGACTTCAACTTCGTAGTCGCCCGGTTCGACAAAGTCTGGGCGTTCGCTGGGGATGGATGCTGTGTATGAGGGCATGATGTTAGTTCGGTTTGGTTGGTTTGAGATTGGTGAATGGCATAGTGGTTATGGATTGGTGGATGGCTCATCGCCCCGCCCTGAGAGCGGGGTCTTGACGTGGGCTTTCGGCTGGCAGGCATGACGGGCGAGGACGCCACGGGCGGCCTTTTCGGCATCGGCGAGGACCGCGGATGGAAACCGCTTCCTGCCCGTCATCCACTCCGCCGCGATCCGCAGGTAATAGGCTCGCGCTGTCGTCTTCCTGAGAATCGGTCTTTGGGATTCTTTGGATCTCATGACTTCGGCTTGGTTTTGGATTGCTTGAGGTAGGTCGATGGCGCGGCGTGCTTCACCGACTCCTCGGGAAACGGTTTCTCAGTCGCCATGCGCTGGCTCCACAGGTCGCGGAACTTGGAGGCTGATAGATTTCCGTAGGCCGCGAGCACCGGGCCGAAACCCATCGCTGCGATGTGATGGCCGACGGTTTCGCAATCGACGAACTCGCTGCCTTTGCGCGTGACGAGTTTCCAACCAGGGACCTCGCCGCCGGTCTTGAGTCGCTCGGTGGCAATCTGCTTCGCCCGGTCGCGGAAGTCCTCGACCACCGCGCAGGCTGCCAGGAATCGTCCGAGCTTTTCCGGGTCGGCGAGCACGGCATCGAAATCGAAGCCGGGTTCCATGACGGTCAGCGTCTCACCAACCATCGCCAACCGGGCAGGACAGGTATCCGCCTTGGCGCACCAGCCGCAGTATTCACACGGATTCGGCTGCTTCGTGGGATCGTTGAACGATTTGACGACCTGATCGACGATGGCATGCGCCTCCTCGTAGGTGAACTTGTGCGTCTCGATCTCGCGCTGGTCGCAGAACAACAGGTGCGCCGTCCACTCGCCGGCAAAGTGCGCGCCCATCAATCCGAGCGCGTAGGCCGCCATCTGCTCGCGGTAGTTGCGCCGCGCCCCGGTCTTCAGATCGAAGTGGGCGAGCTTGGTCGGCACGATGGCATCCGCCGTGCCGGTGAGATTCAGGATCTTCACCCGGCAATCGTCCTCGCGGGCAAGCACCCGCTCGCGGCCGGACATCGCCCGCACCATCGAGACCGACCAGGAAACAGCGGCGATCTCGTCAGCAGTCAGCTTGTTGGCGATCACGAACCGTTCTTCGAGTCCGAGCAGTTCGGCGCGGAACGCGGTGTCTAACAAGGTGCCGCGCTCGGCAGCGGGGCCGGCCACGGGATTGCTCTCGTAGCATGGGCACATCGCCAGCTTCGGCAGGTTCGATGGACGGAGGGCGCTCATGGCGTTCCCTCCTTCCGATTGGCGGCGGCCCACTCGTTGACCGTGGCGACGAACCGGTCAGGTTCCGCCAGCATCCGGGCCGCGTAGTCCGGATCCAGGTTGTCGATGGATTCGAGCGGTCCTTCCTGGGTGTAGCCAAGCTGGCCGCGGGCGACGAGGAAATCGACGACGTTGGCCATGTCCGCCTTGTGCTGGAACGCGGCGAAGATTCGGTCCGTGAGGGATTCTGCTGGTGCCTGCGCGGTCGGAGCGGGTGAGGCAGCTTGGGCGGCGGCTTCCGTTTTGGCGACGACAGTGCCCCCCGACACCGTCGCCGCCGCACCGAACACCGGGGCCAGGGCCTCGATGGTGAACGGAAGCTTGTCTGGCAAACCATGACGATTCTTGGCGTCGTAGGCCGCGCTGTGGTTGGCAAACAGCACACGCTCCTTGCCGCCGACGCCGCGCATCTTGCCGTTGTCCTTTTCCGCGACCTTGGTGACGAAATTGCCGAACAGAACCAGATCGGCCCATTCCTTGAGCAAGGGCGCGTTCTGCTTGCTCAGTTTCAGTTCAAAACGGTCATAGCTGCCCGCTTGGTCCGGAGCCTCGAACTTCTTCACCGTCGAGTGGGCGAGGAAGACGACGTGCATGCCACGATCCGTCAGGGCATCGAGCGAGGTGAGGAACCGGGCGAACTCTTCGGCGAGGATAACCCAGCCTTTGCCGTAGCCGAAATCCTCGATGGATTCCTTGTTCGACTTCCGGCACAGGTGCTCGGCCAGGCGCTTCTCAAGCCAGTCCGCGGTGTCGATCACCAGCGACTTGAACGGGTGATTCGCCTTGGCCAGTTGGGTGACGGCGGCGGTGATTTCCTCCCAAGTGGTCGCCGCATCGAAGCGGGCGACGTCGAGGTGGTGGGTGCCGCCTTCGGTATCGAGGAAGACGGGTTCCGGTGTTTGGCCGGCGAGCGTCGATTTGCCGACGCCTTCGGGTCCGTAGATGACGACCTTCTGCGGTCGGGGGATTCGGCCCCGGCGGATGGCCAGGGGATTGGCGGATTTGGTGTTGGTTTGCATCTGGCGAATGCGGCGGGGTGTCAATTGACCGCCGTCGCTTCGCCTCTGTGTGAACGTTCACAACGAGACCGGATTTTTTTCACACATCACACCCCGAGAATCCGCAAACCATTGCAAATCAATGGCAATTGGATTCCTTGCCGGTGTGGGGCCATGGTGTGAAATTTTCACACATGCCGATTTCGGGGTGTGAAATTCCGTCCACCTCGGCAAAAAAATTAGAATTTCTGGCGACAATTCGAGTTGACGCCCCCGGTCGAGTTAGCAAGTCTGCTTACATGCTTCAAAAATCGCTTGGAGAACGTCTGGCAGAGCTTCGCCATGAGGCGGGTCTGTCGTTGCGTGAACTGGGCGAAAAGGTTGGCGCATCCGCCCCTCACGTCCGCGATGTGGAGATCGGAAACCGCCAGCCGTCCGAAGCCCTGGTCGAGAAAATGGCCGCCGCCTTGGGGACCGATCTCGACGACCTGCTCAAATATTCCACCCGTCCGCCGTCGCGGCAGATGGAGGAACTCATCGAGCAAGACACCCAATACAGCCTCGCCTTCCGCAAATTCGTCGATGCGGTGCGAGAGAAGAACATCCCGCCGTCCGAGATTCTCGATCTCACGGAGAAACTACCGGACAAAAAAGAAGAACCATGAGCAACGTCAGAAACGCCGCTGGTCCTTTCTGTCGGCGACTTTATCTCCACGAAACCCACATCGAGGACGCCTGTCGCACGGCGCTTTCCGCGGTGGATCTCATGCCTTCATCGCCAGGCCCCATCCGTGTCGAACGCTTCATCTTCCTGCGCTTTGGCATCGAAGAGGAATTCGAGTCACTGCCCGAGCACATCATGGGCTGCGCCAAGTTCACGCGGCAGGGACTCAAGCGCATCATCATCAACCGCCAGCTCGCGGAGCAGGATGACATGGTGAGCAAGTTCCGGGTTCGCTCGACTCTGGCGCACGAGGCCGGCCATGGGCTTTTTCACACCGATCTTTTTGTTGAAAAACTCAACGTAGAATCCGCCGGGCAGTTGTTCGGCGAGGAAGCAGGCATATTCGATAGCGTAACCAAGGACGGTTTCCTGTGCCGCGCCGAGGGAGGAATGCAGAGCGTGCCCAAGTTCGAATGGTGGGAATATCAGGCGAATCTCGCCATGGCGGCACTCCTGCTTCCCAAGCACCTGCTGATTGAAGCCGCCCGCGCCGAGCTGCCGCGTGTCCTATCCGGCCCCGGATCATTCGAGGATCGGGTGGCGGAAGCGGAACGCCAGCTTTCCACACTTTTCACCGTGAGCCGCAGGATGGTTTCAATCCGGCTCGGTCCATGGTGGACCGAACAATCCCGCCAACCCTCGTTTTTCTAACTCCCCTCGACGCAGCCATGAGCAAATCCGCATTTAGACGATTCGGCAATCCTGAGTTCCTCCGGGCAATCAAGCCCAAGAACCTCATGACTCTCTTGCGGAGATCTGCTCCATTTTTTGAATCGAAGGGCATCAGCCTCAGCGGCGAAGAACTCAGCCAGGAACAGCTCGACCAATTGTCGGCAATCATCGTATCGCCACCCTCCGCTTGCCCTGGGGATTTCCTCGCTGCCGTGGACATGCTTGAAATGCTCACTTCGGGCCCGGGCATCGACGAAATCCGCGTGGTGGTGCCGGAACTTGTTAAAAAGGTCCATGAGGATAAGGATACGGTCGGCGACATCGTGCTCAAAGTCTGGTTCCTCGAAGCGAAAGCGATCCAGCGCATCTACACGAAATTCAGTCTCAAGCGGGACCGGACAATGACGTCGTTCCGTCCAACGGAAGGGAAGAAGTCCGTCGAAATGACCCGGGATGTCTGCCATGCAATCACCAAGGATCTTGAATTCGGCTGCTCGGACCTCTTCGATATTCCGGTCTGTGAGGTGATGGCATTTCCCGAAGCCACTGGCTACGCGCTGCTCATTCGCCATGGCGAACGGGTCAAGAGGATCGAGGTCTTTGATGATAACCACAAACGAGACGTCAAAGCACTCCGCCCGGTGAAGCATGACGTTGGATTCTTCGATACCCACACCGGCGAACTGCTGATTACCGGTCGCAGCGATGAGGTGAAAAACACGTATCGCCAGGTCTTTTCCAAGCATCTGTTCGGCGACATCAACACGCTCAAGCCATCGCAACGCTTCACATTGGAGCCACTTCGCACAGGAAGAGAGTGCCTGAGCCGACCAGAGCTGGAAATGATCTCCTCCTCCCGGCTGCGGAAGCTGATGCTGCGGCGCAAGGGGACTCCGGACATTACGATGCACCATGGCAACGACGTCTATCGCGAGCTTGAAATCCGGGGACACGATTACATGAAGGATTTCGATCTGGTGAAAGCCTCATTCTCGATCCACCTCGCATGGGAGCGCCGGGTGCTTGCCCTCATGATCTCCCCCGAGGATGACAAGATTCAGGGCGACATCCACGATCCCAACGTCCGCATGTGGATGGATGCCTGTAAATTCAACCGCTACCACGAGCATGATGCGCTTCTGGCAATGTCTTGACCATTTCGGCCGGCTCGGGGCGGTCCGGGCATCATGGCAGAAGGAACTTGGCGACGAGTTTCCCGAGTGCCAGCCGTTGTTGCGCGCTGCCGACGTGGTTTATTCCATCGAAGACCCGGAATGGCCCGGGCATATCCTGGATCTTGAGCCGCAAGACGACGGCAGCTTTCTCGGATTCAGCCAAGAGATCCCATCCCATCGACCACCGCTCGCCATCAAACGTGAGGAATGCATCCGGATGGTGCCCAACTTGAACGGGATCGCCGATTTCCTCGGAGGAAAACTTGGATTCAAACCTGCCGACCAACCGAAATGGAGTCAGGGTGCCGTCCACGAGATCGGGTCTCATGAGGTCCAACCAGGCGAGCAAATTGCCGTCCACTTGTTCGTTCCCAACCTCACCCCCCGAGAGTCGGCGATCAAGTCCGCGCTCTGCGATGTCGAATCTTCGATCCTGCTTTTGCCCACCAGTGGTGGATTCACTCAGGATGTGATCACGCTCGCCGCGAAGTTTGACGTTCGAGTCGTTGTGCTCGGTTCAGCCAAGGGACTGGAGAAACTGTCTATCGCCCCGGCACGGATCAAAGTCAGGGGAATCAGCAAAAAGTCGGTGCCGCCGATGTTTACGCCGAAAGCTGGCTGGAATTGGAAAGACCTGATGCTGTCCATCGAGCTGGAGGGCTTGCGTTGCCGGATACACGACGACGAGCGAATCCGGCCATGGTCTGACATGGGCATCAGGTTGCGGCATGGTAGGCACCCAACCCGGCTACTCCAAATCCTAGGCGATCTCGGAAGGGGCAACCGTATGACCCAACGGCGCGGCGATGTGAATGACCGCAAAGCGATTTCCGATGTCCGTATCTTCCTGAAAACCTACGTGATGTCCTTGGATGAGGATCCATTCCACGAGTTCGAAGACGGATGGGGAATCAAATTCACCGTCAACGACAAGATCGGCAGGCGTCAGGTGAAGACCATCGAAGATGATGAAATCGCCGATAATTCCGATGATGACTCGCCATTCACTTATCAGGACGATATAGATCCGGCTGAGATGGCCGGGTTTTCATTCCGTAACACTTGATCCGAAATCTCTACATCACTCACCGCATGTCCGACGACACTAAGAAACAGCTCCAAACCCAACTCTGGAACATTGCCAACACCCTGCGCGGCAAGATGGGCGCGGATGAGTTCCGCGACTACATCCTTGGCTTCATTTTCTACAAATACCTCTCCGAACGAATGCACCTCTTCGCGGATGAGATCCTGAAGCACGACGGCATCCAGTTCGACCAGATCGACGAAACCAAAAAACAGGGAAAGGAAATGCTCGCCGCTATTCAAGAGGAAGCCATCGTGCGCCTCGGCTATTTTCTGAAACCGTCCGAGCTGTTCCACAAAGTCGCGGAAAAAGGTGCGCGGAAGACGGACAATTTCATTCTCGGGGATCTGGGTGACATCCTGAAACACATCGAGGCCAGCACCATGGGGCATGCCAGCGAAGATGATTTTGAGGGACTGTTCGAGGATCTTGATCTCGGCTCGTCAAAGCTCGGAAAAACCGAGAGCCAGAAGAACGAACTCATCGCCAAGGTGCTCAGCCATCTCGATAAGATCGACTTCCGCCTCGCCGATACCGAGGCCGACGTCCTGGGAGATGCTTACGAATACCTGATCGGTCAGTTCGCCAGCGGCGCGGGGAAAAAGGCGGGCGAGTTCTACACTCCGCAGGAAGTCAGCACCATTTTGGCGCGGATCGTCACCACCGGCAAAAAGCGACTCAAGAGCGTTTATGACCCCACTTGCGGATCGGCCTCACTCTTGCTGCGCGTGGCCAAGGAGGTCCGGGACGTGGGCCACTTCTACGGGCAGGAGATGAACCCCACCACCTTCAACCTCGCCCGCATGAACATGATCCTGCACGGTGTCCATTACCAGCGCTTCAACATTAAGAACGAGGACACACTGGAGCATCCTGCTCCAGAGCACGCCGACCTGCGTTTCGAGGCAATCGTCGCCAATCCTCCATTCTCTGCTAAGTGGTCTGCTAGTGCAGTATTCGAAAGTGATGATCGCTTCAGCGCGTATGGGAAACTAGCTCCATCTGGGAAGGCCGATTTCGCCTTTGTTCAGCACATGATTCATCATCTCGATTGCTCGGGAACCATGGCTGTAGTTTTGCCGCATGGTGTATTGTCAAGACCTGGAGCTGAATCTCAAATTCGCCGCTATCTTGTTGGAGACCTGAATTACTTGGATGCCGTCATTGGGCTTCCTGAAAATATCTTCTGGGGCACCGAGATTCCAGTTTGTATTCTAGTCTTCAAAAAGAATCGATCTAAGAAAGAAAAAGTTTTCTTTATTGATGCGAGTCGAGAGTTCGTTCGTGCCACAAATCAGAACCGCCTTCGAGAAGAAGATGTTGAGCGCATAGTTCGTCTCTATCGGAAACGTAAAAACATTCCGCATCATTGTCGAGCGGTTTCATTAAAAGAAATTTCAGATAATGATTTTAATCTTAAGATACCTTTTTATGTGGAGCAGCCAGATCAAGGGGCCGCTTGGTCGCTACCCGCGCTTTCTAAAAAGCTACGGGAATTAGATGCTCAAATATCTGCAGCAGACAGAAAAATAGGGAAGTTCTGTAAAATGCTGAAAATTCCACCACCGAAAGGTCAGAATCTCTTTTTTATGCTGAAGTATCGCGAGGAAATAACTCGAATGTTGTTTAGTCGTGAAATATCCTTTACTACAAAAGGTGGTAATGATTTCCCTGACTGGAAAGAAGCGCCTTTGGAAGAATTGGTTTCAAAGGTGAAAAGTCGGAATATTTCGTTAGAGCACACACTGGTTCTTACAAATTCGGCAACTCGTGGCATCATTGGTCAGAGAGACTACTTTTCAAAAGACATCGCCAACAAAAACAACATTGGTGGTTACTACATCGTCCAAACGAACGATTTCGTGTATAATCCCCGCATCTCGGCGTCTGCGCCTGTTGGTCCAATTAAACGAAACCATTTGGAAACTGGAATCATGTCGCCTCTCTACCGTGTTTTCCGCTTCAAAGCAGGGTGCTTGGACTACTTTGAAGCATTTTTTGAATCTACTTTTTGGCATTCCCACATGAAGAATGTGGCGAACTACGGCGCACGTCACGACCGCATGAACATCGGGACAGATGACTTTTACGCGTTGCCGATTCCTCTGCCAAGTGCTGCCGAGCAAGCCTTAATTGCTCGATTTATTTTGGCTATTACTGACAAGATTTCGCTTTTGAGATTCAACGATGAGGAAAATGAGTCGGCGGAATCAGAGGACACAGCATTAGTATGAGCGCATCAAAATCTAACATACTCCAGACAATCCAGCCGGAACTTGTGCTGGAGAACGAACTAGTTGCCCAACTTGTCGGCTGTGGTTACACGCAGGTGGCAGTAGCAGACGAGGCAACAATGTTGACAAATCTGAAGACGCAACTGGAGGTTTTTAACAGCATAACACTGACGGATGAAGAGTTCTCCAAGGTGTTGAACCATTTGACCAAGAGCTCCGGGGTCTTTGAAAAAGCAAAGATCCTGCGTGATCGGATGAAGCTGACGAAGGAAGACGGTCAGACGGTTTACTTGGAGTTCTTCGACTCAGTAGATCCGCTGCGGAACCGCTATCAGGTGACGCATCAGGTGGCCATCGAGGGCAGCTACAAGAACCGCTACGACGTCACAATCCTTGTGAACGGCCTACCACTGGTGCAGATCGAGCTAAAGCGGCGCGGGTTGGAGATGAAGGAGGCATTCAACCAGATTCAACGATACCAGAAGCACAGCTACTGGAGCGCAAAGGGACTTTTTCACTTCGTTCAGATTTTCGTGATCTCCAACGGAGTGAATACGAAGTATTACGCGAACGCACGGCGGCAGTCCTTCAAGCAGACCTTTTTCTGGGCTAGCGAGGACAACAAAACCATACGGGAGCTGCCCGCCTTTACCACAGCCTTCCTGAATCGGAAGCATTTGGGAGAGATGATCGGCAAATACACGGTTCTGAATGAGACGGAAAAAATTCTGATGGTGATGCGGCCGTATCAGTATTACGCCGTTGTTGAGATGGTGGAACGCGTAATCCATCCGCCGGAAACCGACCCGAACGGCTACGTCTGGCATACAACGGGATCAGGGAAGACTTTGACCTCCTTCAAAGCAGCGCAGATCATTACCGGCCTGCCAGGCGTGCATAAGGTAGTCTTCTGCGTGGATAGAAAAGATCTGGATTACCACACGATCAAGGAGTTCAACAGCTTCAGCAAGGGCAGTGTGGACAGCACCAACAACACTAAGAAACTCGTCAAACAGTTCACCGATGACACGAAGCTTATCGTGACTACGCTGCAAAAGCTGAACACCGCCATCAGCAAGCCGCAGTATTTGAAGCAGATGGAGAAGCTGCGGAACGAGCGGATCATTTTTATCTTTGACGAGTGCCATCGCAGCCAGTTCGGTGACACCCACAAGCGTATCACGGAGTTTTTCCGCAATCACCAAATGTTCGGCTTCACCGGCACACCGATTTTCGCCGACAATGCGGCGAGCAAGGACGGGAAGAAACACACAACCAAGGATCTCTTTCACAAGAAACTTCACAGCTACGTGATCACGGATGCGATCAAGGACGAGAATGTTCTTAAATTCGCTGTGGAGTATGTGGGCCGCTACAAGCGCAAGCCCGGCACGGCCACTGAGGTGGACATCGAGGTGGAGGGGATCGACACCAAGGAGCTAATGGAATCTCCGGACCGGCTTGAGAAAATCACCGATTACATCATCAAGCACCACGCTGTGAAGACCCGGAACAAGGAATTCACAGCAATGATGTGTGTTAGTTCGGTCGATGTGCTGATCAAATACTACGAGCTGTTTGCCAAGCGCAAAGCGGATGGCATGCACAATCTAAAGGTGGCTACAATCTTCAGTTACACCAGCAATGAAGAGGACAAGGACGCCGACGGCATCCTCGACGAAGGCGGTGAAATCATCGGCGGCGAGGGCGGCAACCCGCACACGCGTGAGAAGCTCGATGGCTTTATCCGCGACTATAACGCGATGTTCGGCACGAACTACTCTACCAAGGATACTCAAAGCTTCTACAATTACTACCAAGACATCGCCAAAAAGGTGAAAGAGCGGAAGGTGGACATTCTGCTCGTGGTAAACATGTTTCTGACTGGCTTTGACAGCAAGATGCTGAATACGCTCTACGTGGACAAGACGCTGCGATACCACGGACTGGTGCAGGCTTATTCTCGGACGAATCGAATTCTTAACGAGGTGAAGAGTCAGGGGAATATCGTGGTATTCCGCAACCTCAAGGCTCACACGGATGAAGCCATCGCTCTGTTTGCCAACGTCCATGCGAAAGAGGAAATTTTCGTGCCTCCATATGAACAATATGTGAAGGACTTCAACGATGTAGTGACAGCGCTACTCGCTCTAACGCCAAACCCAGGAAGCGTAAAGAACCTGAAGGACGAGGAGGAAGAGGGGAAGTTCGTCCAAATGTTCCGAAATCTCATGCGGCTGAAGAACATTTTGGAATCGTTCTCTGAGTTTGACGCGAATGATCTGACGATGACAGCCCAGCGGTTCGAAGATTTCAAGAGCGCCTATCTTGATCTCTATGAGAAAGTGAAATCTGAGCGCCAGAAGGAAAAAGCATCCATTTTGGAAGACGTGGATTTCGAGCTGGAATTGATCCACCGCGACATCATCAACGTCCAATACATTCTCACGCTGCTCGCTAAACTCTACGATGCGGAAGAATCAGAGCGCCAACAGATCCGCAAGCAGATTCTCGACGGTGTATCAGGTGACATCACGTTGCGCAGTAAGAGCGAGCTGATTCAGAAGTTCATCGACAGCAACCTGCCAAAACTTAATTCATCTGCAGAGATTCCCGACAGCTTCGAGGATTTCTGGGAGAAAGAACGGGCGGCGGCATTTGACCGGCTGTGCAAAGAGGAACAACTCGATGCCGACAAGCTCAAGAAGGTGATCGACCGCTACGTTTACACCGGACAAGAGCCACTGCCCGACCCGGACATCGTGGACCTGATCCAGAAGTCGCTGGGCATCCTCGAACGCGGCCCGACGAGAAAACGCGTGCTGGAGAAGGTAGTGGATTACGTGGCGACATACATCCATGGAGTAGCGGCGTAACTCCACATTACAATGGCACTCATCCGCACCTAGCGACCGTCGGTGAGCACTTCGCTCAACCTCGTTTCCACCCCACGGGCAATTCCAGAGCGATCCAGACTCCGGGCGTTTGCAATCAGCACCAGCATGCGTGGCTTCAATGTGTCGATTGTCTTGTGCTTGAATCTCTTCGGTTCGAAATCCACAGCGGCCATTTGCGGTAGCACTGCGGCGGCGTGACCGGCTTGGACCACTCTTGCCAGATCAGTGAAGGATGAAACCCGAGCCAGCACCCGCGGCCGAAGTTTCTCCTTGTTGAGCCACTCTTGCCAGAGTGTGGAAAACTGCCCGCCTGGCAGTAGATCCGCCACGAATGCCTTGCGGATCACGTCCTGCACCGTCACAGATCCTTTCCAGAAATCACTCACCGCGAACAGCGCGTAGCCGACCAATCCCAAACGCCACCGCTTAGTTTCCTTGCTTAGGGCATCTTCACGAACGATGCCGAAATCGAGCCGACCATCCGCCACGGAACGAACCACGTCCAGAGTCCGCAGTTGCTCCAGTTCGACCATGGCATTGCCGAGTGCCTTGCTGATGTCGCCTAGGCGCGGCACCAAGAGCCAGTCAATAATGCTACCCTGTGAGCCAAAGCGGACGCTCACACTGCGGCCGGCCATTGTTTCGCGAAAGTCATCGAGTTCCCGGAAATGCCGACGGATCACCAGAGCGAGGCGGAGACCCTCATCGGTAATCTCGATTTGGCGGCCCACGCGGCGGGTCAATGCCACGCCGAAGAAGCTTTCTAGCTCTTTGATTTGCCGCGAGAACTGCGACTGCTTCGTCTGATCACCTCGGGCGGCCTTAGTTAGATTTCCCGCCTCTACCACCCGCAGGAAGGTGCGCAGGCGATCCAGCGAGAGACCGGAAACATCGAAAATACGGTCAAACTCTTTCATGACTTTGCAGTCAGGTTACCTAAGAACAACCCTCTTACAAGAACCAATGTTTTCAGCCATGTTCCATGCGTATGAATGACCCAACACACTACGACATCATTGCCGACATCCACGGACGCTATGACAAGCTCAGCTCCTTAATGGAGCGCTTGGGCTACACTGCTACCGGCGATGGCTTCATCCCTCCTGACGGCCACAAGGCGCTGTTCCTCGGTGACCTGATCGACACCAAGCCCGGCCACCCGTTCCCGGGCGGTGTCCGCGCCACGCTGAGAGCCGTGAAAGCTATGTGCGACCGTGGCGACGCGCTCTGCTTGATGGGAAACCACGAGTGGAACGCAATCCTGTTCCACACCAGGGGGCCGAATGGGTGGCTGAAAGAGCATGGAGACCGAAACAAACGCACTCATCAGGGCACGTTGGAGGATTTCCCGGACCATTCCGATCCCGCCAGCGAATGGCGCACGATCTGGCTGCCATGGCTGAAAACTCTGCCGATCTCACTCGACTTTGACGGCTTCCGGGCGGTCCACGCCTGCTGGCATACGGAGTTGTTGGAAATCCTAGAGGGCAAGAGCCCGGGCGACGACGGCTTCCTTCTAGCTTGCACCGACAAGAGCACGCCCGACTACAAAGCCATCGAAGCGGTGCTCAAGGGCATCGAAGTGCCTTTGCCCCCTGGCCATTCCTTCACTGACCACACGGGAACCGAGCGTTTCCAGTTCCGCTCCCGCTGGTGGGAAGCTCCGTCCGCTGAGATTACTTGCAGCGAGCTTGTGTTTCCTGCCAGTGAACAGATCAAACCGGTTCCAGTGACTCCTGCGGCAAGGGCAATGTTCAGCCCATACCCGCCCGACGAGCGCCCCGTATTCTTCGGCCACTACTTCAAGCCCGCCGATTCCCCGGCCCATCCTGAGCGCCACAATGTCGCATGTCTTGACTACTCAGCGGCCACCGGCGGCCCGCTCGTCGCCTATCGCTGGAAAGGCGAAGCCAGCATCAACCCCGAACACTACGTCTTTCACTCATGAAAACCGATCCACAAACTATCCTCCGTTTCCTCACCGAAGCCCGCAACTGCGCCATGCAGATGATGCAAAACGGCTCCTACATTCTCAACGAACTGCCTCCACTGAGAATGACGGACGCCCTGCGCAAGAAAATTGAAGCGCTCTGCATCAGCCTGATCGACAGCAAACATGACCTGATTCATGAAATATTTGAAATCGACGAACTTGTAACCTCTACGCCGGAATCACCTGCCATCACAGAAGGGATAGAGCGTATGCGACAATGGATCTTCATGGCTACCATGAGCTTTCACGATTGCGTCAAAGACGTTCAGCGGGCTGTGGAGCTTGGTGAAGCTGATGGCCTGCTTTCCCTCCTGCTCACGGAATCCGCAGTCAACATCCTGAACATGGTTCCATCCGCTCCAGAAGGCGAATAGGAAAGAGACGGCTAAACGTCGGACGAAAAGACCTTGATCCGACTCGCCGATCTGGCAGAGGTGTGACGGATGGACCAGAACCTGACCAGTCACGCCGACTCCCGAACTCCGGGAGATGCCCTGATTCTGTCGGGTTCAAATCCAGACAAAAATCCGCGACAGAATTTCTCGAAATTCCACACGGATTCCACACAAACGGCCCGTAAGATGCGCGAAGTAGCGCAAGGACGGGGGAAACAACGAGCGCAAATATCCCTATGAAATCAAGGAATCACGCACAACCTACTCAGCGTCAGCAAGATGGCGGAGGGGGTGGGATTCGAACCCACGGAACCTTTCGGCTCTCCAGTTTTCAAGACTGGCGCAATCGACCACTCTACCACCCCTCCGTTGGGAAAACTCAG